TTATACTCAGACTGTGGCGTTATAGTAACGTTTATGTCAGGTAGGTCTAAAGCAATTCCAGCTGGGAGGGTGTGTGCCATTTATTTACCTCGTCACAGACGGTCTTACAATAAATTTTCCTTCAATAATCCTACGGGTAACTGACTCACTTATCATCAAAACATCATAAACATAATCTTGAGCATCCAATAACGAAGAAGATGCCGGTGATAACGTAACATAAAACGATCCAGAAGTAACTGGTGCTATTTTCTCAAAAGCAAAATTTGTCGTTGCATCTTCTGTAGAATACGTTTCACGAATAGAACCGCTAAAACTTTGTGAAATTATATTAATTGCGGTATCGTTTTGATCGGTGATTGAAACTAGAATTTTAAAAGTTTCACCCTGTCCTACTGTTAAGTTAGTACTTTGTGCCATAATTTTGAATCCAGATTAAGTGTCTTACTATAAGTATTTTTATATAAAATAAAACCTCCCCTATATGTGGGGAGGTTTATTTTAGTACTTCATGTTCTTACCAAAAAACTTAGTAATTCAGAATACACAGATCTGGTTGAACGGTCACTGTCACCTCTGTAGGATCGTCGGTGTCAAAAGCTAAGTCACCAAAGTTAGCCTCTGTAACCATACATCCCTTAAGAATCCACTCCTCAACCTTATCTCCCACGGGGCCTAACATATTAAGTGTTAAATCCTTTTTATAGAAATCAGCATATCCATCCCTACCCGTTACACTCTCATGGTGAAGTCGAACCCACTCCATCACTGATTGTGCAGACGAAGGAACAATTGGGTCAAACAATGTCATCGATACCGTACCCCACACAGAACGTCCCTTAACATATCGTTGAACATTAATATGATTAAGAACCTTTGCATCTTGCGTTATCGTGGGTCTAGAAACACCTTTAACCACATACGCTGGAAGGCCATCAGCATATAGAATAAATCTATTTGCCATCTTCGGCTCGAACGCCTTGAAGAACAGTTCTTGTTCATTAACTAAGTTTGCCATATTTTTGTCTCCAAAAGGTCTTTTATATAATTATCCACTTATATCAAAATATAACGATTAAGTTCCTGGGAATGTAGCGCCTGTTGGCATAATGTTGAAATCAATAACAATGAATTCAGCTGCCCGTGCAGGTTGTAGATAAATTTGACCAACTAAGTGGTTTCTATCAATCACATCCGGTGTATTGTTTGTATCATCCATAACCACACGGAAAGCGTACAATCCTTGTCTCTCCTGAACACTTGCCAAGTATGGATTGACAATGTTCAAGAAACGATTTCTTGTAGCTTCTGTGTTTTGTTCAAACACTAAGTATCTTGACGATGAAGCAATAAACTTCTTCAAAGCGATCAAGAGACGCCGGACATTAATCCGGTCAAGAGCACTAGCTTTCTTCTGTAGAGTCTTCTGACCCCAGGCAACAATTCCTTGCCCTGGGAAGGTTGCGATTGGATTAACCTTATTCTCATAAAGTTCATCTCTATTTGCCCGTGTTAAACGACTCTTAGCTTGAGTTGCGCCGGGGATTCCTCCACGATTCAAACCAGCAGGAGCGAACCATTCGGCTGCTGCATTATCACTGTATGCAAATACTTCAGGAAGTACGACCGAAGGTGGTGCCCAAATGAATCTATTAGTATTAGTATTTATGACCTTAACCCACGGATACCAACCAGCAGCATAATTTGTATCAGTTAATTGAGCGGTTGCAACTGCTGTTGCGAGGTTTGCGCCATAACTGGTCAAGTCCATAATATAGAAGCAATCCTGTCTATCCTCACACACATCAATTGCGTATTGAGTAATATATGGATGTTGTTCATAGTTGACCCCAGGAATCACTAACAAATTAATGTCAAATGATTCGGGATTCTTAACTGCATCGAGAGCTTTCTTAAAGGCTCGTGAACCTTCAGTAGTAGAATCCGTTAAATTAAATCCTTGTGTGTTCGCGGATGTAATTGCATTACCAACTGCTCTGTCACGGTGTGGTTCAAATCCATCAAACCCATCCTGCATCGGAACCGTAAACTTACGATATGTGACATGTGCAGAAGTTGTAAGACTTACATCCGTTCCACTGAATTCACTAGATCGTAAATTATCTAATGAAAATTCATTTTGAGCGGCGGGGATGTGAGTACTACTAGAACCTAATGGTACATAATTTACAACTGTCGAATTATTAGGAGTTGGAGCAAGATAACTCTGATTCGTATGATTTGTAGAAGTAAAATCATATCCATAGAATTTCTTAGAATCTCGCGTTGCACTAGCGCCGTATCCAGTAGTCGAACCAGAAGACCAAGCGGAATCAATTACTAGTGGAGTAACTGCGTCCGAAGATGCAGCATATGGTGTGTACAGAGCAGCAAACCCATAAGGTACTGCAATATCTGGTAGAGCAAAAGCATCCTCACTTAATTCAATTCTAATATACCTACTTCTATTCTGATAGTCTCCTTGATAATACGTCTCTGAAGAAACGGAATCTGTATACGGAGCACTATTACCAATTCTCCTAGCTACGAAATCTGAACTGTTTGGATCAAGTGTCAAACTATCATACTGTTCAATAACCTCTGTCTTAGCATCAGTATCTCCGCCTCGTCTAACCAACAATGAGAATGTACCGAAGCTTCCTGACTGTGTTTGATATTTAACAGATTGGATTGAAATCTTAAGATCTTTATTTGAGTTTGACCCATCTGCTAAATTATGAACCTTAAACAAATTAGTTCGTGTGCCACCAATCAACTGTGACCTAAGCCACGGTGTTTTTGCGTTAGTGTATCCTCCGTCACCCTCGAAATCGACAACCGCCGAAGAAGTTACCAAGGAAAGAGTCTGGAATGAAATGCCTCCTCTCGTTGGATCAATTGCTTCGGGGAAGTAAGAATATGTATATCCCGCTACGGTTCCGTATGCGCTACTTCCGACTGCATTCTTTATGCTACTAGCGTTTGATGCGGAAACAGTTACACCGGACCAAGAAGAAGTTCCAGCGGAACCACTTAAAAGAATAGTCATTGAAGATACGGATGCGGCACCAACGGAAGCGGAAACAATTGAGGAGCCACTGATAGTCGGATGGAAAATAGCTAATACTCTTTCTCCAATCGCTCCTGCGGCCACCATCTCAACTGAACTTGATCCGCTAACTACTAACTTAGCGCTTTGATTGGCCGAGCCCGAATAACCATCTAATCCAAGAACACGAACCACGGTTGCTGATTGTGCTTCTTGTAAGTAATTTTGAACAGTATATCCAAGATAACTGTATTCGTCTGCTTTACCAAATCTCTCTTCGAACTCTGTCTGACTATCAACAATCACTGGAACGAATGCTGGGCCTTTTGCGGCAACACCAACAAAGGCTCCACCAATATTAGCTACACCTTGCTCTAAAAAAGTTAGATCTCGTTCGCGGGTAAATACGCCGGGGCTGACTACACGCTCTGCCATATCTTAATCTCCGTTAGGAAGTTTTAATTTCACCTGTTTCTATGTCCAATAACCCTTCACCATACTTTTCATTAAGTTCAGCAAAGTAGCTTTCCTCATCCGAAACCGAATCCAAAAACTCTTGTTTTGCATTTTTAACTAAATTATCTAAAACTGTCTGTTGAAGAACTAACTCACTTACATATTCGGCCAACATTGACACTTTGTCACGACCATCTTTAACTTTTTGTAGTTCTTCTTCAGTAACTTGACTCATAATAACCCTTTTAATAAAAAACCCTATGGAGGGGAGTCTTTCCACCTCATATGATAAATATGTCTTTTAATTCTCAAAATTAACCAATTTCAGTATCACCTAAATCAATCCTTTCAGTTACTACCAATTTTTTATTTGTAAATCTAACCATGTTTGTATCAATTGGCTTTCCATATTTATCTACAGTAGATTCGGGTAACAAATACGCCTTAACGGTCATCCTAAATTCAGATCTAACTAATCGATCTGAACGTTGTGGCAGTTCAACAGAATTTGTATATTCTTCTACACTTGTCTTAAATTTATATTTATTGTTTTCTCCCCAATAATTTTCGACCTCAAAAGATATTTGTTCTACTAACAAATTCATCTGTTGTTGATATTCTGTCCAAATCATACAACTATATAGTACATCATAAAAATCTGGATACAATACAGCAATATATTTTTTACTTTCTTTAATTCCATTCTGTATAGCAAATCTGTCATATTTGTTTCTAGAATTCCACGATGTTGAATAAAAATCTCTTTCTAAATATTTATTAATTGGATTGTTTAAAGTATTCTTTCTAATACTATCTCTTTTAATCATAATAAGAGGAATTTGTAATTTTCCCCGTGTATCTCGCAATACACCATCTTTTCTTGTATTTTTCCAACGTTCTGGATTTGCATATAAAATAGGAACCGAAACTTTAAGTTCGTCCTGAACGACAAATGGTTGAATAACGTCATCCATATACTTTATTATAGCAGTATCAATATCAACTAAAGAAACAGAAATTTTGGACGATTCTTCTGCTTTTGTATCTAATCCACGATTTCTATATTCTTCAGGAGTGTCTGCATCAGTTCTTAAATTGGTCATATCTGTCTAGGCTCAATTTGAATATTACTTCTTCTTGTCAGATGTGTTTCACAAATAATTGATTCATTATATCCAGGCCTTCCTGCAATTAACTGAACCTCTTGAATATTATCAATTTCATAAAAAGCATCATTGTAACCAACAATGTCACCGATTTCTGGATAAATGTGACGTTCTTCAAGTATACTACGAACAAATCTAAATTCTACTTCTTGAGTTTGATCAATTCCAAATCCAGAATCACTAATAGCTGTATTTGGTTTATAATCAATAAGAGCAGAAAGTTCTACTCCAGTATAAGAGATCTTTTCCGTAGATTCCCCATAAATATTTGTATTTACATAATCAAGATTTAATTTATATAGAGTAACCAGCGTATCAATTATTTCCGCACTAATCTCTCTATTAATGTGTTGAAAAAATTCAAAATCTCTACTAGAAACAAATTTAGCCATATTACTTTATATAAATTGGAATAGGTACTTTTTGAAGAATCGTACTTTGGTGATCAGCAGATTCAGCTTGAGCTTTCATCTGTGCATAAAGTCCAGATTTTTCTAAGGTTTCCTGTAGCTCTTTAATTAATTCTTGTTTTTCTTGAACAGCTTCTCTTCTAAGAAGTTCTCCATCCATTCTAATATCTGCATTTGGAATAGGAACTGACTGATATTTAGAACGAATAAGTCCAAGAAGTTCTTTAGCAAGAGCTAATGTATATTTGAAAATCCAAACTTTACCGACCGAATTAATATTTGAATATTTAATGTGAGACATTGGAACATTTGATGCATCACTCACAAATTCATTAATACTGCCGGACTGTACCTGTGATCCTGTCTTTTCATTTTGAAGATAATAATCAAAAAAGATCGTATAAGTCTTTTTTGGGATTGGTGAAATTCTAAGTTTATTTTTAGAAATTGTAAATGTATGAATACTTTTGCGAATCAAATCATTAACTTCAATACCCTGAACACGAAGCAAATCTTCATAAGCCGGCATCATAACAAACGTGACAGCAGGAGAATATTGATCAAATCCGAATTCAGCAAATAAATTTGTAATACCTAATCCCGTGGCAGCAAATGGATCATAATATCTAGAAATGGCTGGGCTGCCTTGATGATATACTTTTCTAATTTCAATTGGATCGCCGCTCTCACTTGGAGTTGCCCATAAAGCATTCAAATCATAAGAAGCTGTATCAGCAGAAGCAGTAATATATCCTCTCTTCAATTCTATAGGACCACCCGATAATGCTTCAGAACCGTAATCTCCAGACAAACGAACTATTTGATCCAGTGGAGTTGCTATAATATTTTTTTGAGTAAACTCATCATTAGTAGATGTCCCCATAAGGGTATACATGTTATCTCTAATTCTAAACTGATTTACCTGTTTTCCATATTCAATAATCGACTCTTCCAAACACGCATAAATTTGCAAATCTTGAAGCTCTACATCCATTATAGGATATCCCAATCGGGTTGCTACAAAATTTGCAACCTTTGGACCATCCGTTTGAAATAGAGATTCACTATCAAAAATAGCAAAAGGAGTTAATCCATTTGGATTTGTTGGATTACCATCATAGGAAATGTATTCTGGTGTGGTTGCCATTAATATTCTCTCTGTGCAATTTTCCTGACTATAAATAGTAGGTTAAGTTTAAGAAGACTATTTATATACAAAATGGAGAATAATTTATGTTGGATTATCAAAAGTATATCAAAGAAGAAGATAGAAAACAAAAGCTTGTAAGACAACGCATTGTGGATGTATTAACAAAACATGGTAGAATGAATGTAAATCTTAATTCAGATACAGCTGTATATGTTCTTACCAACGAAATTATGGCTACCCTTGACAAAAAATTAATATGTACATAAATTGTAACTATAACTACTGACTCACAACCTTAGATTTCCGTTCTTCTACTATTTTTTCATACCCCTCTTCAGTTAAATGCGTCACAGCAATCCAAGCGTGTGACATTTCATCTACTGTTCGACTACCACGGGTATAAAACATTTCAGCATCAGTTAATGGATTATCTGCGGTGTTGTCATACCACCCCGTCATAACAATTACTGTTCCTTCGGGCAGTAACGGAGCAACATCATCCTCAAAGATGTAACTATGGTGCCATCTGGCATCAAAATCCGTTACCATACTGAGGAGTTCTGTTCTTCCATTCGGATAAACGGCTTGAATGGACATTCCATGTAAGTGTACATGACCGTGTGGTTGATAACTATCAATACGAACCGGATGGTCCCAACGATAGAATCCCTGAGTCATTGCAGTACCGCCTGGCTCTAAGAAAATATCACCCTGTAGTGGATACAGTCTTAGATTTTGTTCAAATTCGGGTTCATATCCTTCTGGATAGAACCAAATACCTAACTCAATTTGATCATCTTCAATGTCAAATCCCATAGGATAATAATGTGTATCCCATTCGATTTGATCGTCGGGTTTGATAAGACGTGCGGCGTCTGATGGTACAATTTCTCCAATTTTGCCCATAGCATATTCAGAAAGATTACCCATTGGACGATATTCTCCACTCTCATCCTTTCTTAACAGTTTAGGATTGGCGTGGTGTACAACTTGTCTCCCTGCTGGGGCAGATGGTCTAACTTCCATTGCCCGAATCCATCTCTCTGTAGTAAGGTTAGTAGGCACTACGGGCCTCCACCACAAGTCACCTCCTTCTGATGGAACATCAAATGGTAAAGTTTTAATAATATGATCGGGAGGACCAAGATTGTCTTCTTGTTGCCACCGTTGTTCATCTATCCACTCTATTGGTTCTGGTAAATCTGCTGGATCTCCTTCGGGTGTTCCAGCATCTACCCACTCAACAATAGTTTGAATTTCTTCATCACTTAATCTCCAATCATCCTTAACTTCCTGAATACCCACTCCCGTATCTAAATGATATGGGGGCATCAATCGTCTGGAAACTTGATCTTTGATTCTACGAGCATAACGGCGAACATCACGATAGTCAGTAAAGGACATAGGAGCAACGGACCCCGGCCGATGACATATCTGACAATTCTGTTGAAGAATTGGAGCAACATCTTTCGTATATGTTATTAGTTCGTCTTCTATTGCTTCTTGAACAACTTTATCTGGACGATCTACATAAGCAAGGCGTCGAACCCAATCCTGTGAAATTGCTTGGGTGGGGAACAACATAAAAAATGTAGCAACTATCATTAATGGTTTATAAATCATTATTTACCTCCGAACATATTATTATACCTATAAATATGATGGAGTTACTACAAAAAAAGAAGGGTGGGACCGAAGCCCCACCCTCTTTTACTATCTACCCGAAGGTATTATTATCTACTAACTTAGATTAGCTCCAAGCGGTCGATAATAATCTTGCCGTAGAACTCAGGCCTAACTACCTTCTTCGCGTAACGGGTCATAACTCCCCTGCGCGGTGTGAAGTTAGTCGGATCATACACCAGAGGTGTCATAATCAACGGAATATACGGTGCATATACCGCTCCTGTCTCTAGGAAGTTTGCCCCGCGGAAGCCCATAAGAACAACGTTCTCAAGCATATACGGGTTCTTGTAAACTTGGTAACGGTTCTGGAAAGAACCAATCTGTGTTACCCCAGCCG